TGCTGAGCGGATGGTTATCTCACTCATCTTGTTCAGCATTTTCGTATCGCTAAGACATGTCATTCCCGGTGATCTGCCATAGACTGACACGCTGTCTTTATTGAAGCGCGGGATCAGGATCGGCATTTCATCGAAGCCGCCTTCGCCAAGAACCATCTTGGTGTCGGCGCAGTAATAGACAGAGCCGATGGGCTTGTTCAGTTTGGCGAACAGATCAGACTTGATGTTGTCCTTTGGGAATATCGCATGGACGATGCTGTGTTCTTTGAACGGCTCTTCAACAAGGCTTTTGGCAATTTTCTGTGGCAGATTTTCTTCACCAAAGCGTGTGGCAACAGCTCTGGCTGTCATCTCAAACTTGCGATAGACGGTGTCTACACGGCCTTGTGCATCTTCAGATATGTAAATCTCAGCGATGTGCCGACAAGAAAACCGCAGACCGTCATCATTGCCGCCCTCGACAAACATGGCCGCCGTGCCAAACACCACCAGATCATAGTACAGCTCGTGGATTTCCTGTTGAAAGTTTGACCGATTGAAGGCCATATACATCTGGGCTGTTGTATCTTCCAGCCATTCATTGGCCGCATCATTGTCTTGCAGCTCCGGGTCACGATAGCGAAGGCTGAACCACGGCGATGATGCGCCTGTCAGCATGCCGTGAAGGCTGGCTGCCAGCAGCTCTACAGCGTGAATGGCGGTGCCGTCATAGATCAGCTCTGTGCGTTTGTCGCCCTGTGATCTTTTCTTTGTGATGTCTGCTTTGCGAGGCAGCATATAATCTGCCAGCTCTTGCCAGTGGCTTTCCCAGTTGCTGCGCTGCGAATGCAGTGTCTTTAGCCGGCGATCCAGCGCGGCAATCTCTTTGCGGATAGGTTCAGCCACTAATACATCCCCCCGCCCATTTTAGACTTTTTGGCTGGCTTGACGCCGGCAATTGTCCGGCCTTGGCTTCTGCCGGCCGACTTTTGCAGCAAGCGCTCCAGCGGGTTCACATTCATGGCGCCGCTGAGGTTCATTGGCTGTGGTGCAGACATGCCCATCTTGCCGGCCAAGTTTTTCTTGCCTTTAAAATTCATTGGATCAGCCCTGCCATTAGTGATCTTCGACGGGTCCGGGCTGGTGTCAGCAATCCACTAGGCCCAGTGGCTATTGTGGATTCGCGGCCCATCTTCGATTTCTTCTTCGCAGCCTTTGATGCATCACCAGTACCCGGCCCTGACGGTGCATCAGGCAAATCCGGCAAATCCGTATTTACATCTGAGCCGTCCGGGTCTGGGTCGGGGTCGGTTATTGGATCAGTACCGCGCCCTGCCAGCCGTCCTGCCGGCTCATCATCGCTTTCTTGCTCAGCAACAAGGTTTGCAAATTCGCCGGTATATCCTGCAATCCTTCTGCCGGTGTAAACCTTGGAGCCTTCAAACGGCCCGTCATGCACAACGCCAACCACATTGCCGTCTTTATCTTTGATTGCCTGACCACCAGCCTCTAGCTGCTTGATGATCTGGTTGCGAGTAGCCTCGCCAACGCCAAGCATTGCAGCCGCCATGACAGACGGCACACCAGACAAGGCGGCCTTCGCTTTTTCTCCGCGAATTCTCACATCATAAACATTATCGCGCCGTGTAACTGTTTCCTGACTAGGCGGCGGTGGCATTTGCGGCGGCGGCGTTTCGTCAGAGTCAATGTTGGCTGCGGCAGCAACACGGCTGCTAAAATCTTCCGGTGCAATGCTGCGCCCGCTGTCACGGCCGCGCTCACCAAACGACATCCCGTAATAACCTGATGGTCGTCTTGCCATATCCTATCCCCTACACTGCTGCCGCAAACGGGTCATAAGCCGTCACAGCGCGCTGCTGGGGTGGCCTCACATTGATGCGGCTTTCCTGTATGCCTATCGCCATGTACCGGAAGCAGTCGGCTGCATGTGACGACCAGTCGTGTACCGGCGTCAGGCGAAATGTTCTGCTTTTCTCATTATAGGCCCGGTGGTACTGACGCAGGGCTTCTAGCCCCTGCTTGCACTTGTCCCGGTCAAAATAGCATCTAGGGATCAGCATCTGCGCTGCATGGATGCCATCATCCAACGGCAGCTTTGGCAGCACCCGGAAGTTCAGCCCCAAATCCCACGCCATTTCGCGGCGACTTTTTCCAGTGCCAAGTTCACGAACCTCGATGTCGTGCGGCGCAAAATGATCGCCGTAAAGGTAACCCTTAGATTGTAGTACCTGACAGTAGTGCGGCAGACCTTCACCACGCGCTTCATAGTAATCGATGACATGGATGCCCTTTCCCGCCGACCCGCCGGTCTGTGCGAAAAAAATAGAAGTAGCGTCACCAACGCCCAAATCCCAAAATGTCTGCACCTTCATCGATGGGTCATACGGCACATTCGTAATCCGGCCTTCTTCCAGCGCCGTCTGCATCTCTTTGCCGTAAATGCTGCCGGGTACATTCGCGACCCATGAACACTCAAATTCCTGCTCATACTGGTCAGGCGACATCATCGCCCGTGCAGCCTCTAGCTCTTCATCAGGCAGAATGCCTGTCTCGCTGGCCTTGTACACAGCAGCAACCCAGTCATCATCGCCGGCCGCCAGCTCATAGAAGTCATAGAACATGTTCGTTCCACGCGGCGTCCCAACGAAGACACACCAGCCCTGACGGTCAGACAATGCCGGACGAAGTATCTCAGGGAATACGCTCTCTGGCATATCCGCTACCTCGTCCATGACGCATCCATCTAAGTAGATGCCCCTCAGACTATCGGGATTTTCAGCGCCTAGAAGGCTGATCCGCGAACCATTCGGCAGATCACACCGCAGCTCTGTCTCATGGAACCTGACGCCCGGTATCTTGCCGGCAAACTGCTTCAGATAGTCCCATGCCACATTCTTCGCCTGACGATATGTCGGGGCCATGTACGCATAGCGGGGGCTGGGCTTGTCGTTAAGGATAGCGTCACGCAGCAGATGATTGACCGCCATGACCGTCTTGCCAAACCGGCGATGGCAGACAACCACGCCCCAGCGCTTTTCAGAGAGCTGATCATGCAGCTTCGCCTGTAACTGGCGGGGCGCATAGGGGATGACAATCTGCATCTAAGCGCCAACCTTCTTCTGTGCCAGCTTGTGCGCCTTGCTGAAGCTCACACCGTCCTCACGCATGGCCTTTGTCATCGCTGACATATGCTTTGAGCTGTGGTGCTTCTTGTGCTTCTTCAGTGTCGCCTGTTGGCCGGCAGTAAGCTTCTGCATGGATGTGAGGCTCCATAGTTCGGGAAGATTATTGTATATACAGGCGGCGGGTTGCGGCCGGAGGGTGGGGTCGCCGTATGGCCAAAATCCCAGACGAATCCTTGCCGGCGTTCCCCATTGATTCCCCACAGCGCGGGGCATGCCCTGCTTTCCCTAGCAATCCTGCGGGACACAGCGCATCAGGTCACCGCACAACTCAGGCGGGCACCATCGCTCAGTCTGAGCGTTGCCTTGCGCGCGAAGCTGGGTCAAACAGGCAGCCGATATATAGGGACATTCCTATCCTTCACCCTGCTCTGCCGTCACCTCATTGCCCTGCCAAGAAATGGTAATGCTCTGCTGAGCCGGCGCCTCTTCCTTCTTATCCCGCAATCCCCAAGGCTGTAGCTTGCCCATCGTAAACTTAAGCGTGTCCACCTCTAGCCTTCGACGCTGCACCTCTGCATTGATCATGCGAGGATCGACATCGTCGGGCAGCGGAGCCATCGCAATATCATTGATGTGATCGCTGTAATACTCAGCTTGCATGAGCCGTCCCCTGCGATAAATCTCGTACAGCTCGTCATCCTTCAACACTGCGCGCGTGACGGTCCTATAGCTTGGCATGTCTGCTTCAGCCGTGATCTTGAGCAATGTTTCACCACTGCCAAGCCTGTCAGCTATCTGCTGCATCAGCGTCTTGTTGATTTTTCTGAGAGCCATCGCACCTTGCCAAAACTTGAGCCGGCAGTGCCCCGACCGCTTCATCCGCAGTTAGTGACACTGTCCGGCCCAAATAGTCGTTAGGGAGGAACATGAAACCGCCAGCAGCAGCCGATAGGCTGTGCAAGCTTACATCGAAGATACAGAATTTGACGGCATTCGCAACCCCCTACATATCCTTATGTATATGTCTTGACATGACATGTCATGATACCCATATTAGTAGTGTAAGGTTCAACAACACAGGGAGGTTCCTATGGCTAACGATTACGAAATGTTTGACCGCCGGCCAAAGCTTCGCCCCATCGTCCGCGCTGCGTTTAAGTGTGACGCGCTGGTGTATCAGTTCACCCGCATCGATGTTGAAGACGGTTTGCTCGTCAGCGGTGACATCGTTGGAGAGGTCAACGCCAAGTATGATGATGCCTACATCATCCGCGAGGCGGAGAACAGGCTCGACATCTGCAATGACCCCTACAACCAGCTTGACCCTGACTACAAGCGCGAGGCGCGTCAGCTCCGGGCCTTTCTTGCACGGTTTAGCAAGGCAGTCGCATGACTGCTTTGCAAATCATCTTCGAAACCATTGTGCTGCTGGCGTTCTTCGCCAGCATGTACATCATCACCATCCTGCTGCATGCTATGGCAGGGACGCTTTAGGGAGTTTGCAATGAAGATCAAAATACCAGCAATGACTGTTGAGGTAGACGCAGAAGCATGGGCGCTGGAATACGGCGTAGATGCCAAAGAAGTTCGCGCTCATGTTGTGGAATACTTCACCAACGGGTTTCACCCACAAGGCCAAGTCGATCTGCTTGGCTTGGCGCCAAAGTCAAAAGAAGATGACATTCGTTGGTTTGACTTCGACAAAGGAGCATACACATGACACAGCCAAACATTGCACTGACTGATGAAGACATCGACCTGATGCACAACCTGATCCGCGCCTACCGGTCTGCCTACGCCTTCAAAGAAACAGACGGCATCGGCACGACGCATGGCGCACTGAAGCGCTTGGAGCGAAAGCTGGAAAAAGCTCTGGATCATCCAGACACTGAATTCGTGTAGTACAGCCTAGTCAGCACATCCCTGTAGTGCCTCTTCACGATCCTTGGCCC